CAGCTTACTAGGGATATGCTTGAAGCAACTGCTTCGGTTTATAACTGTACCGGTGGACAAAATGGTGACCTTCCTACCAATCTTAGCGTGTCTGATTTAGACAACGTTACCTCTATGCTCATGACAAATGATGCGTGGATGATATTGGAAAATAAAGAAGGTGAAAACCGATTCGGTAAAATGTGTGCCGAATTAAAATCTTCTCTGATGGACTTGAAAACCGTAGTATACTCACTAGCAATAGTATAACCGGCAACAAGGGGCAAGATTTTATGAACATGTGTAAATTGTGTGATCTTAAAGAAAAAGTAATTAATCAGAAATTGAACTATCAGGAATTATGTTACGAGACGATTGAATATCGTTATGGCAAAATTCTAGAATTACTTTCCAACGATTACGAATGTAAAAAGTGTTCAAATAATCAGCCTGAACGTAGCAAGCGAGAAGACATGTTACATTATTTGAAATTTGAGTTAAGTGAACCGAATTATGGTAAAAAATACCATGGTATTACTTATGATGAAAAAGATGCTTTAGAATGGCATGAAAGTTTCTTCATAAGAAGTTATGAAACTCATTATAAAAATAAAGACATGATGCGGTGCTCTGAACATTGTGGAAACACAGTGAGTGAGGCTCAATAAACCTTACCGCCCGAAAGGGTCAGTAGACGAGAGTCGAAGTAACAGATTTGACAGGTCCGGTACGTGATGCGTACATAGCTCTTGGACATTCCAAATTGTCAAAAGATTTGAATAACCTTAATGGATTTATATCCAAATGGAATTATCCAAATCAGAATAATACAATTGGGGCCGAATGGGGGGCCATAAACAATATCCGCGTGTTCCTATCATCAGTGGCCAGCTTATCCGTTAATGCTTCTGCATTGGGTAATACCGTCTACAATGTGACCGTAATGGGTATGGAATCGTTGTGTTGCGTGGCTCAGGATAATTTCAGCTCACGATTCTTATATCGTCCGCCTGCATTATCTGATCCATTGTTCCAAAACGTTACCATGGGGTATGTGTTTGCAGAGGTTAAAAGATATTGTGACCTCGTTAAATTTTCTCTGATTGACTTGGAACTCTTTGTAAGAAGACAACAGGGCGCAAGCTTAATTGCAGCGTGAACGACTAAGTGAGAAAACACCAATAATGGTGATGCGATAGTCTGAACTCTATGGTGACATAGAGAGTCTGGGTCGAAGAACCTGGGCCGCCTAGTAAACTAGGTCATAAAAGTAACAGATTGCCTAGAATCTTGAATGACCTTTGGATCAACAACGTCCGTTGTACAACCCTTGTAGCATCTTAAGGAGATCCTATGTCTGTTTTATTTTCTGGATCAAACCAAGGTCGTTTCATCGCGAATGGTCAGAATATCTTCATACCACTACCGAGTGGCTGTGACTGGCTGAAAATTGCCAATGAAACACAAGAGTACTTAGCTCCTATCATTGTCGGAAATACTGGTGTTGCAGGCGCATTCACAGGAACATTTCTAGGGCCAATTATTGGACAAGCGTTCATGATTGGTACCGAGTTATTTACTATCGTGGGTGCTTCGGGAGCATTGACTCCTACAGGAACAGGTGCTGGTACAGGTACATTTAACGTATCAACCGGTGCTTTAACCTTTACAGGTGCTTCAAGTTTCTCTCCTATATATTTTATACAGGAACCTGCTGACGGCAATGTTGGTGTTAAGTTCTTCTGGCAATCTGGTGATGCCACCGGTCGTGGCACGGTTGAATATGTAAATATGGCAACAAGTGGTGCTCTGAACGTAAGTCAGATTGCTCTTGGAGGCGGTTTCTACTTTATTAATACAACCAACTCTCTTCCAGGGCCATTGAACAACGGTTCAACGGGTATTAGTAATATATCTGCTGCTAACCCTCCTGTTGTTACAGTGGGTTCAACTGCTAATATGCACACTGGTCAAACCGTTCAGTTATATAATATGACCTCTAACCCACAACTTAATGGGTTACAGTTCACTATTACAGTTCTGAGCGCAACTACATTTGCATTGACTAACATGACAGCTCCGTCTGTTACTGGTGCTCAAACAGGTAACTTTAGAGTTATTCCGTACGAACCATTGTACGCGATTAATCCTTCTGCTCCTGCGAATGTTAATCAGACTCCAATATTCATCCAAGACCCTTATTGGTATCCAACAACACGCGTCATTACCAACATTTCACAAGCTCAACAAGCTATCGTGACCTTGGCGGTAACACAAACGTACACTATTGGGCAATCAATAACCTTGCATGTACCAACCGTAACATCAACAGCATTTGGTATGCCGCAACTTGATCAACTTCAAGATGTGACCATCATTAATATCGGTCAAGCCGATGCTAATGGGTATACCAATACTATTACTATCAATGTGGATACTACTGGATTTGGGCCGTTTGCTTTCCCAAGCAATACAGCTCCTGGATTTACTCCAGCTATGGTAGTTCCTATTGGTGAGAATACTGCTTCGGCACTTTTCCATGGACAAAATATCTTAGCTGATTCTACCATTAACCAATCAGGTTTCGGTCTTCTTCTTGTCGCAGGTGCATTGTCACCAGCTGGTCAAAGTGGGGATATCATTACCTATATTGCTGGTAAATCATTTAACGGTATGTAGTTATTAAAATAGGGAGTGATGTTCTGGTTCACTCCCTATTAGGTACTGTTGATGAAAGCACTTTCAAAACTCTCATTACATATACATGTATAATAACCCAGGAGAAAAATTATGTCATTACAAACACAGCCAATACGTTCAGGACTCATGAATGGCGGATATGTTGTCGCAGATAAGCCCCGACTCAGTAAAGATGAGGCCGCCGCTCTTATTGCTCGCATGCGAGCCTATGACTCAGAGATGGTGACCGGTATCTTTCAGAACCTAGAGGCTCCAGGCCAAGGATTAAGGTTCAATATCCATCTGTATGAAGGTGATGACTATGATACCTATGAATTATTTGATGGAGAACGGTATCGTATTCCTCGTGGGGTAGCTCGACACCTTGAAAATGGATGCGCCTATAAGCAATATACTCCATTATCAAGCAATCTTGGTGTGCAAGGTGCTCCTGTTGAAGGTGCAATAGGTATAAGTGATGGACGTTATGCTGGTGGTAACAATATGATGAGAGCTACTGCTAAGATACATCGCACTTCGTTTAAGTCTTTAGAGTTCAGCAATGATCATATCGATTCATTCCAGTCCTCTTTGTTCTTGCCTCAAGCTGACCAGATATTACCCAAAATTATGTAGAGAGGATTTACTCATGATCACAACACCAAACTACTTCGCCATACCATTTCCAACATTCCAACCAGCAATGCGTAACATATTATCGATAACCAACAGCAACCCTGCGGTTATAGTAACTACGTTCGATGGAATAAATCCTGGTGTTAATCAATACCAGAATGGCATGATCATGAGATTACATATTCCTTATTCATACGGTTTACAGGGAGCAAATCTCTTTGAAGCTCCCATTACCGTTATAGATTCAACATCATTTAGTATGCCCATAGATACCACATTGATGGATCCCTTTATGGTGCCAACTGGACAACCCAATAACTTTGCAACACCAGCAACTGTGGTTAATGTGGGTGAGACTAATAATAATCTTCGATGGTCAGTACAGAACGTTTTACCTTATCCATTATCAAATCTAGACCCAATAGAATAATGCGATGTAAGATATAATAAACCAATGAAAGGAATGTATGAAAAATTATCTAATCCTTTTATCCCTTACTTCTTGTCTTCATGCACTAGAAGTTCGCAAAGAAATTCATCGCGGCTCACAATCTGAAGATATCACGGTTATTATTCCACCTGGGGATGAAAAACTATACAACTTCCATGAGATACTTAAAGAGTTCCAGGATAATCCCACTACTGTAGAGTCTCAGCAACAACCGAAGAACTGTAGAGAACGTATATTTCAGAACAGAACTGCAATAATAGCAGCTTGCGCTACATTGGGATCAGCTACTATAGCAGGATCAATAGCCTTGATAGTTCATTTTACGGCAGCATAAAATATATTCTGGTTTTAAGTACATTTCGCATGCTAGTATACCTCTGATATTAATAGTGCAAAACGCACTTTATGTGGGGTAATATTATGGGTTTGGCATTATCGAGTCTTCAACAGATACAACAACTTACGAGGCAACTCACCCGTAGGCCGTCTACTCAGCAATTAACTGATGATCAACTCAATCAGCTTATTAATACCTTTATAGTATTCTATCTTCCTCAAAATCTTCGTCTCTATAATCTCAGAAAAACATTTACTTTCTATACTCAGCCAAATGTCGATGTATACCCTGTTAATACAAGCGATCCAAATAGTCCATTCTTCAATTTCACTCAGAATGTTATCGCAATCCATCCGTCTATGTTCTTAGCGGGCATACCTGGCTATTTTACACAATGGAGAGATGAATTTTATGGAACTTACCCCCAATTCAATACTATTAATAATAACACTGGTCTTTTTGGAAACGGCACTGCTGGCCCTTTCACCGGATTCATATTAAATAATAACGGTATTAATCAGTTTCCCTTTGGACAAAGCAACTTACCGCCCCAAGCGCATGGCGTTCTTCAGAATAACGTTATCATATCCACTATAGATGATAACAATAACGGGCTCACTCTTGTTGATTTCCCGCTCACTAATGAGCTGGGTATATTGGCTCAACCTACCTATCTGTACGGCCCTAATCCTATAACATCACCATCTTCTGTAGTTATCAATACCACAGACGGTATAGGGAATGCTTCAGGATCACTGGGTGCAGGTGTTGGTCTTATTGGTCAATACTTTATCATCGGGCAACAAGTATTTGTGGTAAACGTGTTAACCGGTGAGCTAGCCACATCAAATGGAACCGGTAGTGGCACTTTTGATATAGCCACAGGATCATATAATTTCACAGCAGCTACCGCCGATACCAATATACAGTTCTTTGCGGTTCCCTCTTTTGGAAGAATAAATTATCTTACCGGTGCATTCACGGCGGTATTCCCTTCCGTCACTGCTTCAATAGGTTCACAACAGCCGATAGTTACTACATCTATACCTTATCAATCAGGTAAACCGCTCGGCGTACTCTACTATGATCAGCAGTTCACTATTCGACCAGTTCCCGATAAAGTATATGCCATTCAGTTTGAAGCTGATGTAGTTCCTATGCAATTAATACAGGAAACTGACATGCCCCAAATACAACAATGGTGGCAATATATTGCTCATGGCGCGGCAGGATTGGCGTTTAAACAAAATTTCGATGTTGATTCATACAACCTCAATGACGTATGGACTAAGGATTTAGAAGCCCTTGTTTATAGGGCTACTCTCACCATTAGATGTAATAGCCGTACTGAAACTATATATACCCAGGGTAAGAATTATAATGCCAGTGGTTGGTTTAATAACGGTTGGCCATATTAGGAGATAATAATGTTAAATAATTCGCCACAGACAAATCAAAGTTTATCCTCATCACGAGTACCTATTAACGCCAACTTTGTCACGTGGATAGATCCAGCTTTTAGTGCTAATCATGTTCCTTATATGGACGGCTCAGGCAATATGGGTTGGCATAAATTTATACAATTACCAGCAGGTGTTCCGATAATAGGGACTAATACCGGTAACCCTCAGACAGCTCAAGTCGCCCTTTATTCAAAGAATGGCCCCATAAGTGGCGTTCCCGAACTGTTCTTTCAGCGTAATAATTTGGCTGCTAATATGGGGTATTCGATAACTGAAGGGGGCTTAACAAATCCAGGGTGGACAAGACTTCCCTGCGGCATATTAGTTAAATGGCAATCTGGAGTTAGTTTTGGTGGCAGTAATTCAAAAACTATCAATCTTAATACTATCGGAGTCGGCCCTAATTTCGCTACGACCCTAACTATTCTTATTACACCGATTGCAACATCTAATTTTGATCATGTAATAGCCATAAGTAATGTCACCTTTCCATCTTTCACCGTAAGTACTATGAATGGATCGAGCGCGCCAAGTACATTAACGTATGCTTATCTCGCTATAGGAACTTAATATGCCATACGATAAATTCTATATAGGATCGTTCAACTCTGGTTTACAAACAGATGTTAAACCTTTCCGTATATTGAATAATTCGTTTGAGAGATTATTAAACGTCTATCAATATCGTGATCGTATAAGAAAGCGTTTCGGTACACGATATATGAATAGTGGTGTGGCGACTAATGTAGCTCAATTATTTTCACGTGCACGTATGACCGTTGGAATTATAACAACCAATGCTTCATCAGGTATGGTACCAGGTTCAATATTTCAGATAGGTCAATTATTCTCAATTGGCACTAATATATTTACCGTATATCAAGCAGGTACACCCGCCGATATGCTCATAGATGGAACAGCAACAACAGCAACATATGATACAACCGATGGATCATTTAGTTTTACAGGTGTTATCGTTGAAGATAATACACCCATATATTGGTATCCCGCTGATCCTATTATGGGTTTGCCTATCTATGAAACAGCAGATAGTGTCTCTGATCCAACATACGCCTTTGATACACAATTTTCATATCAATTTAATCCATCAAACTCAGGTGGTTGGGATATCTTAGGGCCATTGCCTCCAGCTTTAGGTTCTGGCCAGTGGACAGGAACCAACTCTGATTTCTTTTGGGCAACAAATTGGCAAGGAGATGATGCCTCTGTAAGAAACTTATTCGTAACAAATGATGTGCCTCCCACATTCAGGAGTGGTAAGTCTACTACCGATGGAATTCAATACTGGAATAATTCTGTGTGGACTAATCTTAATCCCGCTCTTTCGGCAACAGATGTCGGCACTACCAATGGCAGCGGAAATATAACGGTTACTGTCGCTGCTGCTTATAGAGCTCTTGGCCAACAGTTTATTATTGGACAACAGGGTTTTATAGCTAATTTAACATCAGGAGCTTTGATAACGTATGGACTAGGGGCTGCCATGGGAACTTATAATACGACTACCGGAGTATTAGTAATAACGGGAGCAACTATAAATACCATTGTCTATGCTGCTGACACTACACTCCAAACAGCTCTTATTGTTGAAACCTTTAAGAACTATTTGGTAGCGTTCAGTCCAACGATTAATATTGGAACAACCGTTGCTCCCACCTTGGTACAATATAAAAATCAGGCAATTTGGGCAGCATTTGGTGACCCAACAGCTCCAGGCGCATGGCGACAAGATATGCCAGGACTTGGTAACTCCGCCAACTGTTCTACCATGCAGGATATAACCTCAGCTGAATTCCTTAAAGATAGGCTGGATATAGAATTTGAACGGTCAACGTATGAATTTGCCTGGACGGGTAACTACGCTGATCCGTTTGTCTTCCAGAAACTCAACACAGAACTCGGCACTGAATCAACTTTTAGTACCATTCCATTCGATCAGGAATTTTTATCTGTTGGTAACGTTGGTATCCATAAATGTAATGGGGTGAACGTAGAACGTATTGATAATGCTATACCATTTTCAGTATGGAATATCCGTACTGGTCAAAATCAAGTTGATCGTGTGTACGGTATACGCGATTTCTTTGCTGAACAGGCTTATTGGACATTCCCTAATAATAATGCTGATGAAAATAACATGACCTTCCCTAATACCATCCTCTGTTACAACTACCTTACTCAAGCATGGGCTATCTTTGATGAATCTATCACAGTCTTTGGACACTTTTATGAGGCTGCTCAAAGTGCTGTAACCTGGTCATCAAATGATATTACCTGGTCTGATGATGTTATTACTTGGGGAAGTGGTGACACGCAAGATTTAAATCAAGTTGTTCTGGCTGGAAACCAAGAAGGATTTATATTCATTGTAGATATAAATAAACCAGACCAAGATGCTCTTTTACAGATAACTAATATAGTTGTCGATATGTCTGGCAATACCGTAATAACCTGCGTAAACCATAATATTAATCCTAATGATTGTGTATTCTTACAGAATCTCAATGGTCTCACTGGGCCATTCTTAGGCATATATATAGTCAATATGGTGGTTGATTCAAATACATTCATGGTCATTGCACCTGACATTAGAAGCGTCATTATGTCCGGACAAATCTATATAGGTGGTGGAACCATAGCAAGAGTTCCGCGTATGGATATGCTCACAAAGCAATTCAATTTTTATCTTGAACAGGATCGAAACGCTTCCGTAGCCCGAATAGATTTCCTTGTAGATACAACTACCTTTGGTGAAATGAACATAGACTATCGGGTAAACACTTCAGTACAGGGATTAGTACAGGGATCAAAGCTAACAGGTACTCTTTTGGGTAACTCAGTACTTACAACATCCCCTTATGATCCAGCACTCTATCCCTATGAACAATTCCAAGAGCAACTACTGCATCCAATATATCCAATAGCAGAAGGCGCATTTATTCAGTTGCATATATATCAAAACGATGTTCAACTTGCCAACTCTAATATAGTTAATCAGGACTTCCAGATGCACTCTATGTGTTTTTATGTAACACCGACAGGACGTGCACAATAATGGCAGCACAGAACACGACTATCAATTATGGTTCAAATATACCCACAACGTACCTATTTGATGTATCCCAGGCATCAACAATAGACGTAAACTCTACGCAGTTTAAGGAACTTCTGGTTCGTCTTTATCAGAATATAAATAACATAATCCAAGTTATCAATAAGAAAGATACGGGATATTATCTCAATACAACCTTTAATACAAACCAGGTATTTTTCAATGTTAACAATGACTTTAATAATCTGCGTCCTATCTACAGGATCGTTGTGGATTTTGGTGCGCTTCCTGATACAACGTCAAAACCCGTAGCTCACAACATACCCAATCTAGGAACCACCTATACCTTCACCAGGATCGATGCAGTAGCAACAGAACCAGATACATCAAGTATTCATATACCTGGTTGGGATCCATCAACATTTCCAGGAACTGAAAGCCCTATAAATATAGAGGTTACACCTACTCAAGTTATTATCACTACCACAAGCGATATGAGTAGTTACACAAGAACATGGGTTATTCTGGAATATATACTTTTATGAAAGCTATTTTACTCTAGCTATCTTTCTCTACTATGATTGGCTCATATAAGTTTTTTGTAAGGAGTTATTATGCCATATCCGCAACAACAAAATCCAATGATGCCTTACGGCCAACAACAAGTTGGGCAGCTCGGACAAGGTCAACAACAACCCCAACAGCAGAATGGACTTCCCTGGTGGAGTTACCTAAGTCCAGCTACATTTATTGGTTCGTCTCTTGCTAATAGTGGTCAAGGTCAGCAGGCAGGTCAGCAAGGAGATCAGCAAGAAGATCCATGGTCATGGTGGGAAACATTTTTTGGTAAACCAGGTGGTATAAAGCAGATTGGTGGAATTGATGAACTATTGCAACAGGGCTTACAGCAATACCAAAATCCTTATGAAGGTTTTGAACCTATCAAGAAAGACGCGCTTAATACCTTTAAGAGCGATATAGTTCCTTATCTTCAAAGTAGATTTAATGGTGGTAGTAATCACTTCTCATCTAATACCTTAAAGAATCAGTTATCATCAGCTGGCGCAACTCTGGCGGATAGATTGCAGTCAGCTCAAGCTCAATATGGTCAGAACGCTCGAAATAGTGCATTATCTGCTATCCAAACTAGTAAGCCTCAATATTTTCAACAAGGTGGTCAGAAGGGTGGATTCGATTATATTATGGATATTCTTAAACTTGTCGCGAGTACTGTACCTTTCAGTTCTGCTGGGAATTCTCCTGGTAGCGCAGGGCCTGGCGGCGCACCTGGCGGATTCTCTTTACCGCCCCTACCAAGTCAACCGGATTTTTCTGATATCTATAAGAGGGGAGCGTCTAGATAATTATGGCAAATTTTAATGATAGATTTATACCCACAGAAAGTACATCGGCACGATTCGGTGAGTCTTTAGGCCAAGGTCTTCAAGCTATTGCTCAGGCAAAATTACAACAACTACAACAATCTAGGCAGGCGAGTGATCTAGCGTCAGTATTAGGGATATCACCCCAAGAGGCGCAGCAATATATTCGACTTGGTCTTGATAAGGACAAACTCTTATCAAATTGGTGGCAGCGTGGTGGTGGACAAACTAATAATGCAGTATCAGCAGAAAATCCAGGAACAGCAGCCGCGAATGAAGTAGGCTCTTCCTCCGCACCCAATCCTAGTGCTTCAAGATTTTCAACTCCTCCATTAAGAGAGCAACGTGAGCAAGACAAACTTAATATTGCAAAGCGACAAGAGCAGCGAGATATTGAAAAGAATGAAAATGATCTAAAGGAAAAGGCTATTCTTCATCAGGAAAAACTAAGGCCGTTCTTTACAAAAGAAAGTGAACACTTTAAGGCTGAGAAGCAAGCGCGCGATTATGCAGTAAAAATGTTAGATATCTTGCAAGCCAATAAAAAAGACTGGCCTGGAGCCGCTAAGGGGAACCTTCCAGCCGCCGCAATGAAATTACTTCTTCGCAATCCCGCTGTAAGAGAATACAGGAAAGAACCTTGTTTCCTCACTGCTAGCAACGCGTAAAGGGCAACCTACTGGATTTAAGTTGAAATTTGAAGAAAGTGGTAAGGCTGGCCTAGATCAACCAATTGAAACACAAGAAGCACTATTGCAAGGAATAATTGATCATTATGATGATGAGGCTGAGCGTCAAGAATATATACAATCATTACAAGATGATCAGGGTAATTTTCCTTTAGATGTATCACGTAAAGTTGATGAATTTGATCGAGCAATTGATGAACCATTGAAATACCCTTCATTTTTTGAAGAAGGTACAATTTATCCCCATAAAAATGGACAGAAATTTATTCTTGAAAATGGAAAATGGAAGGTAATGAAATGAGTTCTAAATTCTTAGCAGGCGGTGTAAAGGGACTTGCAAATAAATCATATCCTGAAGGATTAGCACAAGAAGCTCCCACACAGTCCCAACCAAAAGAAGACTGGGGGCCATTTTTAGCTCGAAATGCTCTACAAACACCTGCTAACGTCTATGGAAAAATAAGATCGGGATTAGGACTTGGAGATGTAGCAGATGTAATCGCTCGACGATTCGCTCCCGAACAGCAACCACAACAATTGGAGCACGGCGGATATCCGAGAAGTTATGAAGAATTCTCACATCAAGCCATACATCCTGTTAGTGGATTACAAGCTTTATTGCGTGGAATATTACCTACGGAACAACAAGCTCGTGAAGAATTCGCATATCCTATTAAAAAGGGACTAGGCGCATTACTCGGAAAAGAACGTGGTAATGAATGGGCAGATTATCTCACCAAACAACGTGCCGAAGATTATTGGCTACAGCAAGCCGCTCCTGAAGCTGCAATTTTCGCTGCGACAGGTGGAGCTTCAGCCTTAAAGCAAGGAGCTCAATCTGCTCTCAAGCACGGCGGAAAACATCTCTTAAAGAGTGGTGCTATACGTAGTGGTGGTCATGTGGGTGGCGAATTGGGTGAGGGGATTGGCGGTTTTCTTGGTGAGGAAAATAAAGAGATTGGTAGAGCACTTGGTGGTCTTGCGGGAGGCGTAGCAACAGCTGCAGGAATCCATGCTTTCGAAAATAGGGCATCATCTCCTGCCAATAGAGAAAAAATTTCCGCAACCGAACGCGCTGAATTTGAACAGGGAAAATCTAAACGATTATCGCAAGCAGAATCTGAAGCGGCACAAGCTCGAAAAGAATTTCAAGAATTGAAAGATCAGCGTTTGGCGCAAGCTGAAAAAGCAGGCAAGAAAAATGTTAAAGCCAAGCAGTTAGCTGCTCGAAAAAGTAAGTTGGAA